GAATCCTCATGACGCTTTCTTTCTTCCTCTAATCTCTTATTTATAATATCAAGTGCTTCTGAATACTCTTCAGATGTTCCAATAGCTCCCTGTCTTGCTTTCGTGAGAATTGCTTCCTCTTCTGCTGTTTCCCTCATTTCTTTTCTGATTGCGAAAAATGCAGCAACCAATAATCCGATTGCAGCTGCAATTGCAAATACTGGCCCACCCGAGAAAGATGTTGCAACACCAAAAGCCTTCATTAGACCTGTTACTTTTTGGATAATCATTAAACCTGCAACACCAACTCCAAGCCCGGTAATAACTATCTTGAATCTGTCAATAATATCTATAACTTTAATCAACCCATCTAAAGTTGCTTTTGCGAACTCTGCAAGCTCTTCTCTATTCTCCTGAAACCATTTTGTTGTCGCTTCTAAAATACTATTCACAGTCGGAAGCAATTCATTTCCAATTGTAATACTGGTTGCAGTTAATGTCTTTTTAAACTGCTCCCATCTAAAAGCTAAGGTATCAGTATTCTTTTCAAAGGCAACCATTGTCGGAGAACCGTCTGTCATTAACTGAGTAATCTTGTCAACTTCCACTCCAAGATCTTTTGCAGCTACAACAACACCTGTCAATGCTCTTATATTCGGGAACATCTCTGCAAGATCTGTTGGAGGCAATGATCCGACTTTCTCCATAACAGCCCGAAATCCATCTGTCTCTGCTGTCATTCCTCCAAGTGCTTCTGTTAATGCCTCTGAAGGTTTGAGCAATGCAGCTGTAACACCACGAAGGGAAGTGATTGCAACTTTCGTATCAAGACCATTTCTTGTCATAATAGAAAGCATCGCTGCCATTTCTTCTGCTGTTCCTCCGGCTGTTGAAAATAATTTAGCAACTGTACCAATTGAAGGAGCGAGCTCTGCGAAGGTAGTTTTACCAAACTTTACAGTGCTAAATAAGATATCAGAATAATAATTTGCATCCTTTGAGGCATCTCCAAATGAGTTCATCAAAGTTGTAATTGCATCGGCGGCAACACCTGTATCAGTCAAACCTGCTTTGGCTGCTTTAGCTGACGCATCTAAAACATCCAGAGCTTCTGACGCTGGAATACTTGCGGATAAAATATCATAAAGACCGTTTGCCAATGACTCTGTAGAATCTCCAAACTCTTCACTCATTGCAAGGAGAGCTTTCTCAAAATCCTTCATCATCGGCATAGTAGTTTTATCGAGCATTGTAGAAACTTGAGCAAGTTGTTTTTCAAATTTAGCTGCGTCAATTGCACCCTTAACAAAAGCAGCTCCGATTGCTACCATTGCAATTTTCGCTGACTTTGCTAAAAGTTTAAAAGTCTTATCAGAGGCTTTTGCGAATGCAGTTGTCTTACCTGTTGCAGTACTTAATCCGGTATTGAATCCTTTTGAGTCAAGTCCTAGTAATACAGTTAATTTTCCGACTATCATAACAGCCCCATTCCGGTTAATTTATTAACGAGGTTTTTGCTTTCTTTTTTGTTTGGAGTTATATCTTTGAATCCCCATTTATTAGCCAGCATACTTTCAACCCTCTTCATTCTCACAAACATTGGAGGCGATTCCTCCCAACATGCCGTAAGCAATTTGACTTGCCTATTTGACAACTCATTTTCTATCCGATCAATAGTGTATGCTGGATAGGCTAATAATAACTGATGATATTGTTCATACTCACTTAACCCTGCATTGCTTCCAGAGCCTTCTGGAGCCTGCCCTGAAAAAAAGGGATGAGCCACGGAAGACTATTCTGTCTTGCCAACTCATGAACAATTTCTTTCAAAATTCTTAAGGTGAAATTATCCTCAACCCATTTTACTGTCATGGGTTTATAATCAGGATTCTTATATTTAAAAAGCCCATTAAGAAGATCAGTAATGTGTTTAAAAAGTTTATCACCGTACTGAACCATAACTGCTTCAACTTCCATTGTCGCAATTGTTTTTATTTCCTCTTCTCCGAACTCTTTCTTGATCGCATCCACTTTTCTCATAAAGTCAATCCCAAATTTTCTCACCTGGCCGATTGACATCTCATTTAGAAATAACTCTCTATTTGAGATTGAAATAAGCGTCTGAGCATCGGACAATTTCCTCATCAGTTCTGAATTTGTCTTCGAATCCTCTTCCATTTTTCTCTACCACCTCATTGATATCTGCCTTTGGCAGTTCAGTTATTATCCCGTCACTGCAATCTATTAACTGCGGACGATCCAGTTTATATACACTCAATAGAGCAAGTTTATATTCTGCCTGCTCTTCTGTTGTAGGAATACCATTATTGCTGATTATGATTTCTCTTCCACAATCGGTCTCTCCTACTTCCTCACCATCTTCTTCATGTTTTACATTCGTTTGTTCATCAGTTTTCCATTTACCATCTTTCATCATTGTAGCAGGATATCTGTGAACCCAATCTTTAAAACCAAAGTCAACACCGCATAAGAACAGCGGACCATATCCCATGAAGTTTGCAACGTCAACGGCATTATTGACTACACATCCAGCATTCAGTATTGATGCTCCAATAAATCCATATGCAGTAGCAAGAATATTTTCAAAAAAATCGAATCCCAATAATTGTTCTTTTATTTCTGTCTCAACTTGAGCAAGTTGTTTACCTTCTGTTTCTGTCATTCCATACAATTTAGCCCAATGCATCATTAGATAATAAATCCTATCAGAGTTCCAACATTCAATTGCTTTTGGATCTACTGACGGATGAGTAATTAAGGTTGACCCTTTCCAATTATACCCTTTAAAATATGTATCATATGCAGTCTGACCAGCATCAAATAAACAAACATATTCAGGTTGATGACCATGAAATTTTAATGTTGAAGCAAGTGACTCCGGTGCAAAAATTACACCTTTCCATTCTTTGATAATCGGGATGAGCTTTTCTAATGAAATTCCTGCTCCGATTATAATGGCTGGTTCACCCTTATGTTTATTCTGAAAACTCAATAGGGAATAATCCTTCTTATCTCTGATCATCTCTTTTTCTATATGATCAAAATTTGCATAAGAAGCCCATGTCCATCTCTGAATCCAGCTTCGCAGGACGCCCGAATTTCGGACATCCTGTGACTGCTTTGCTTTTTCTCCTACTCTATACATAACATATTACCTCCATTGTAATTATGCTGTCTGTACTGACCAGTGTCCCAACTGTTTTCCAACTGCTTTTGTCATATCCCCAAGAACATGAAATGTAAACGGAACACCTGAAAATGCATCTGCCATTGAAATTGCAATGTCAGAAGCACCAATCTTTTTTGCTCTATGAGCATAAAACTGTACTCTCTCTCCGCTGTCGTCCTCATGAACAATTCTCAGTGTCGCTTCAAAATCTGCAAGCTGTCCACCGATTCCAATTTTTGATACTGTTGCAGATTCGTTGTACTCAACATATACCTTATCCAGATCTGTGATACTTCCAGCACCTATCCTTGCTACTGTACCAGCTGCACCGGATGATGTATAGTCTGTCCCCTTGGTATAACCATCAGGAGTGTTTGACCAATCAGATTTAAATACCATAATTGTTCCAGTCATGTATCCAGCCTGACCAACTGTAATTGCTGCTGTTCCACTGAGTTCATGCAATTCTTTAAATCGCAATACCGTTGATGTTGATGCGTCATATGCAATTGCATTTATGCCTGTCGTTGTTGCAAACTCATTTGCCTGATCGTATGCATACCTATTCTGATGATTCTTAAAATCATTCAGAATAACATCTACTTCCAGAGTCTCTTTCACTTTATGAGACATTGCGTTCACTCCGGAATCTTCTAATCCAGCTTGAACAGTCTCTTTATTATACCTGAAGTTCGCCTGTGACATTGGGCTGCCCATCCTGACATCTCCCCAATATATTTCACATGGACCTACAAGTAATGTCTGTGCTACTGCTTTACTCATAATAATGCCCTCCCGTAGTGAACATTAAACATAACATTTTTTCCGTAAACTTTGAAAGTCTCATCAAATGGCATATCCTGTTCACGGATATAAATTGCCCTGAATCCGGTTGTTCCAGTTTCAGGTGACTGATGTAATAATTTAACAATTCTTTTGACGATGTCTTCATATGCATCATCTTTTGTCCATACATTGATTGATAATGGGAACTGACCTGCAAGCAAATCATGACCCATTGCTGTATCATTTGCAGCTGTTTGAAAGCTCAATGTTGTTTCTGGAAAAGTAGGTTTCTCAGGCGGTTTAAACCAGAATGTCTGATAAGGTTCTTCTGCTGGTGTTCCCATTAAAGCAAGATAATCTGCATCATCTGTGAGTCGTTTTTTTATAGCCAACTTTAATGCTTTCACTTAATAACCTCTGCCACTGCCCTTGCGAATAATGCAATATTGACACCTGACGTTTCAAATATTGCTGGACCCATAAAAGGAAATGCTCTCCGGTTTGGTGTTCCGAGTTCTGCACCAATTACACTAAAGTCAATTTCTCCGGTTTTATTATAATCTCCGGTTTCGACCGCTGTTGCATATTTTTCTCCGGCTGTAACTTCTCCCTTAATACCATTAACATCAACCTTCACTTTCTCTGCATTGATGGAATTAACCAACTTTGACGAATGGGTATAAAATCGAGAATCAGGATGTGAAATCTGTTCTTCCTGTGATACCCCTGCTTGATGTCTACTCTTTGCGTGTGTCACCACGTTGTTCTGAGCCAGTTCCATTGCTGTTGTCAACTTCACGTTCACGAACGATTTTATTAATAACAGGTTTTGGTTTAGCTCTTTTAATCCCTGCACCATCTTCCAGTTCCTTCAATGTATAAACTTTATGCCGGTAAATTATATAATCCCGGCCTTCTGCTCTTGCAATATCAATATTGCGTTTCGTTAATCTTCCAGGTAGACCGTTCATCTTTTCTCCACCTTCTCTGTATAAACTTGTTTATGTCCGTCATAATCTGCAACCAATAATGTTTTATGAAAATCAGTTTCTTCGGACTCATATATTCTATGACCTACTGCTACTGATGAAGTTGAGGGAAAGAACATAACATGGGAACTTTCTACGACCCATCCGCTATTGCCCTCTGAAAACCCCATCCTGATCTGTCTAACTTGGGGGAATAATAATACTGTCGCTGTCTCAATTGTAGTCGTTGCCGATTCTGGAAATACACTGGTTCCATTATATTCCTGCGTTATACTTTTCACAGTTACAACAGTCCCACCATCACCATCACCATTGTCTAATAATTCAACAGTATCCTCGTCCCAACTCATTCGGTTGCATCTCCTATATATTCAGAAAGATCCACTCCGAACTCATCGATATTATATGCTACTCCCCGAATGTCTTCAAAAGGTTCTTCCTGACCCTGCTTAATTAGTTTGTCTCTCATCCCAACCAACTGAGCCAAGAAGGTTCCTTTATCAACTGACTTATCGCCTATTTTATAATCGCCCAAAGTCGAGCTATCATTTAATAGTGCGGCAATCTTAGTATCGATTAAACCGATCAGTGTAGCAGCAGAAGCCATTTTATGCGTTACCCTGAACTACATATCTATTGCTCACTGCACCACATCCACCATAATACCCAGCTTTAAAACTGAATATGATATCTGCATTAAATTCTCTTTCACTTCCGGCTTTCAACTGCTGAGTCATGAGAGGCCAAACTTCGGTATAAACAAACTGTTTCTTGAAGTCGCCATAAAACCATGCTGTTGCAGATTTCTGCTGATCAATAAAAGAAGAACTCAGAGGCATTGTCCCCTGGAATGGCTGTAATGTTCCAGCAGGGATTGTCAAGTCAATTGACTGACCTGAAAAACAAATCTGGCGAGCAATCGGATCGAGTGCAACTGCTGTGAGCAAAGTCCTTGGATTAACTCTCATTGGCAAGCCCTGTTCATCTGTAAACTGAGCTAACAGTGTCTGAGCAGCTGTCAAGGATGTTTCATCTGCAAGAGTTGTCCCTGACAGATTATCCAGTGTTGCTGTGGTATACGGATCTGTTGAAGTATTACTGTATAGAGTTGCAGCTGTTCCGGCTGGTCTCCATGCTGCCCTCAGTCCGGAGGTTGTCAATTCAATAACAGCATTCATGATTGTTTTTTCTCTGGATGATTTTGCTGCTTCTCCAAGACGTTTTGCCCTGGATACAATCTGGCCGGTCTGGTCGAACATAACTGACTCTTTTGTCAAACTGATAATACGACCAAATTTTACGTTCTTGATTTTGTGGTATTTCTCAGTTACGGAACCTTCTTCATAGTCGATTCCCTCAGTAACTTCTTTCATCTCATTCTCATCACCGAAACCTACAAGTGTTTCGTCTTTAACGTTTGATGGGACTACTGTTACCAACTGGTCACCGATTCCATATTCGAGATCATAACCCTGCTGAACCATTTTGTTAATCAATGTACCTGTGATCTTCGGGAATGCTGAAGAATCAGTTGCTTCTGCAAAGTCCATGTCCTTAATCTGGCTGTTCCTGATTATTTCAGATTTTCCGAGAAGCGGTTCATGCATTGCATAATGTAGTGTAAACAATGAGAAATTATTTTCGTTGATTTCTCCTGAATTGATATTATTGATTATTTCAATCGCAAATCTTTTTTCCCCTAATCTGTCATAGAGGGATCTCATGCTATCTCTGTTCATCTTTTACCTCCCCCTTAACTCAAAGCTATGTCTTTCTGGAAAATACCAGGTAAGAACTGAACGAGTACCGAAGTTCCTGCTGTATCAAGATCCTCTGCACATATCGCTACAACATTGGTCGCTGTTGCCTGTAAATCTGTTACAGTTTTCTTTGCCAATGTCTGAACTGCACTGATGACATAAGGCTGACCATATGTCTGAGTTGCACTTGTAACAATCATTTCAAAAACTGTGCCGTGTCCTATCTCAGCAACTCTGATTACTGTTGCTGTGACATCGGTCGCTGGAGAAGCTCCCATTGCGATTCCCACAATATCGTCTGCATCACCCGATGCTGTGACAGGAATGATCTTTCCGGATGCTGTAAACATCACCATATCACCCTGTTCTACTGCAACAGTTCCAGTTTTCTTCAGAGCACGCTGAACAAGTGGTCCCCTTCTGTATCTGTATTTATTAGCCATCTGTTACCCCCGGCTGTCTTCGTTTGCAGCCTCAACAATCGCTGCTTTAATTTCCTCATCGGTCATTTCTGACTCATTGAGATCTTCAGCACCTTTACCCATACCTTCAACCTGCTTTTTTGGTTTCACACCTTTAGTGATCGCCTTACGGTCTTCGATAAGAGCCTTCACAGCTGCTTCATCTTTTGCTTCGGACAGAGTTGCTTTGAATGTATCAGTGATAAATTCATCAGCAAGTCCACTCTCTTTGATAAGTTCTGCAACCTTATCATTCTTTTCAGCAACAGCTTCTTTGACCTTTATGTCATCGAGTTCCTTTGCCTGCTTTTTGTTTGTCTCAGTCAGTTCGGAAATCTGAGTCTTCAAACCTTCGACTTCCTCTTTGCTGGACATGGCTTCACGGATACCATTCTCAATCTGCTTCACCAGATCTGGTCGGTTTTCCAGAAGTTCTTTCGATGTGAGTTTGTCTAATTCCATCTCACTCTCCTCTTCAATATTCCTGGATTCGAACATATTATTTGTCGATCCCGGTTCTGTGACAAGATCCGCTGAATGCAGAGTCTTGAGAGAAAATGCTTCCGCAATTCCCGTTTCTTTATCATAACTCATTTGTCCATTCGCAACGATTGACACTCCAACTTTGTCAGGTGCTTCCATTAACGATTCAACAAATGAGGCTTGATGCGATAAATATTTTATGTCAGCTCTGGGAAGTCCATTGCTATCCATTCTGCCATTCTCATAGAATCCGAGATAGTCATCAATATCTCTTACTCCATGAGTATCTTTCATGGCTTCATTACTGGCATGATTTTTATAAATCTTTTTCCCTTCGATATTCCTTGCAATCTGTTCAAGAAAATTCTTTGAAAATCTTGTTCCCTTACTGGAAGGAAAATATCGATTCGTTGATGTAGCATTCAGAATCAGAACACCCTTAATCATTCTGTTTTCTTTATCCATAGAATTTTCTGTAATCTGTTCTGAAAATGATGCCTCTAAAATATCGTAATCCATTATGTTCCTCCTGCTTTCTTTATATCGGCCAATATTAAATTCTTTGAGTAGTTTCGTAGTTTTTTTTCTTATTTCTCTTGGAATAATCTTAGGAATTAAGTTTGCTCTTATCATTGCTTCATCAATTGCATTCAGTACATTTAGATTAACTGGTCCGGCATTAATAAACAGATTTGTGTCAGGATCGATTCCTCCGATCCCTTCACGGTACGGAACATAGCAAGTTACACTATCAGCCCCATCTTCTATCCATAAAAAACTTTTTAACGGAAGGATGTTTTTATCAACGAGTTTCCATTGTTCATTAGATCCCTGGTCAAGGATTCTTTCAACTTCTTCATTAAGCCAAAGAGCGAATGACGCATTCGATTTCGCTCTATCCATTGATTACCAGATTTTCTTCAAGTTTTTATTCTTAGGCATTATTTCAATCCTTTCACCGTATGATAATATAGTTCCGTTATTATCTTTTATCGGCTCTCCGTATGTTTTACTGATATACTGCATTACTTTTGGATACCATTCCCATATATTTTTCTGTCTCGCTTCTTTTGCTTTTTTGATCTCTTTCATAGTATCGGCAATTTTTTTCTTGCGACTATTATCATCCTTGATTGACTCTGCATAAATGAGCTGACTGGATGCTAAATTGATAACCTCATTGAGTGATTTTTTACCATCTGCCGCCATGCCAAATCTGTTTGATAATGAAGCTGCAATATCTATTGCCAATGCTCCGAACGGCAAACTGAGCTTCGCCTCAACGATTGTGATTTCTGTCTGTTTCAAATCTGCTACTTTTTTCGCTTTCGATCCTGCAACTGATCCTGTTTCTGCCATTGTTTTTCTTCCTGTATTTTTTAATGTAGTCTTATGGCTACACTGTGTCAACCTTTACTGAATCCTCAAATGGAACGATTGTTAAATAGCACTGGCAATTCGGATGAGATACTGGAACACCACTTGTCGGATATACTCCATCACCTAATCCGAATTCATCACTGTTTGCATACTCATCACATTCACCAGAAGTGCATTCCCCATGTCCCGGAGATCTGTGCCATTGTAATCCCTTCGCCCATGCTTTGCTGTTCGCATATTCTACTGTCGCCACTCTGTAAGCTCTGGTCACTTCTGTTCTAAGTAATCTATCCATATTTTTATATGCAGATTTATATCTTCCTCTACCGGGAGGATTCTTTTTATAGAATTCTTTCCAGTATTTTTTTCTCATATCCGCTTCTGGAAGATAAAGGAAACCACGGATATCTTTCATAATTTCACTGACCCATCTTTCTTCTGCATATCCACGAGCTATCATTCTGCGAATATCTCTGTAGGTTGTTTGATGTAGATCCCATATTCTAGTTGATAGTGAAATGCCGTCAATCCCTTTCATGATTTTAGCAACTGCTCTTTTCCATACTTTGTTGAAAACATCTGCTGCCATGCCGATTTTAGCACCTCCGGCAAGATTACCAGACATCATTGATAATGATCCCTTCGTATCTATTACTGCTGCTCTGGTGCTTTTCCCTATCATAGTCTTGGCTGATCGAGTAAGTTTATTATTCAACACTCGCATTTCATTTTCTATTTTTTTAAATAATACAGATAAATTTCCAGATCCAGATTCGTTATAAAGTGCAATTGCATTCTGAATCTTTCCGGTAGTTTGTTTATAAGCGGTTCTATATTTTCTTAATTCTTCAGATAATGCTATATTCTTTTCCGCCTGACTTTTTATAATTGCCTTATTCACATCATCAATATATGCCATTATTCGTCTTCCATCTCTTTCTTCTGTTTCTCTATTTCCAGATCCTCTTCTGTTTTCTCAAATTCCTCATCCGGCTCATCATGTTCAAGATTCCATTTTTTCCAGAGCTTCGCTTCCTCTTCTGTATCAAGATCGAGCCTTGCCTGTGCTGTCTGTGGTGACATCAATTCAGCATTTATTTGTAAAATATATGCATCCGTTTCTTGTTTAATATCACGGGCAACTAAATCAGGGAATGTAATACTGCAATCAGTTGATAATGGAACACGTTCTTCTTTTTCTTCCATCTCTCCAGTCTTCGGATTCACTTTATCTGTTTTGATTGTCTCAAATCCCGGTATAGCATTTTTCTCTATTCCGACTTCAATAACTCTGGAATAGATTTCCTTGAATTCTTCTTTGAAGAAATCCTGCCAGTCTTCAAACTCCATTACTGCTGGACCTTCTGCAATCATCGTACTTGCATAATTTCCATTCTCTGCATTACTTGTAACCATGACTTCTGACAGTCCGACTCCTGCGGATGTTGTTAAAAGCATTGCCCTTCCGTCATGCTGAACATCTGCTGCCTGAAGATTGGGATTCTTGAATTCATAATCTACTCCGGCATTGGCTGTATAAACACTCACGCCCTCAGGTGCTTTTGCTTTTGTCGTTCCGTCTGGATTCAACCGTTTGGATGTTTCATACTTGCTACCAATGTTTGCCGCCTGTGTCGGATTACCTTTTACATGCTTAATCAAGCCCATTGTATTTCTGAGTCTGTTTAATTTTATTCTGTCATCCTGCCATTTTTTATAATCTGTGAGAGTTGATAATACAGGTTCTATGAAAGACCGACCACGAAGAACATCACTGTCAACCATAATTTTAATATGCTGTACTTCTTCAGGTTCTATTTTTGTACCATTGTAATAATATCCTAATACTGTTTCTATATCATCCGGATCTGTTTGAATACCATCCTTGACAGTTTCTTCCGGAGGTATCTCATCAGGATCAACTACATATGCTGGATTCATGAAACGAATCTGCATAACATCACCTTCTACTTCTGGAGGGAAATATCGAATGAATGCTTCACCATCTCTCATTACTCTACGAACTATTTCTTTTTTTCTATGTGCCATTTTATTTGCTTTCCAGAACTCATTCCAATACAGTTGAACTTCCGGAACTGTACTTATGGGAGTAATACCGAAACCATGCCCTGCTACATATTTTTCAAATAACCTGAATATATTCCTTCCATGAGCTTTCTTGAAATATGCAATTGTCGCCTGTTCTCTTAATGTCTGCTGATTATCTGTGTCCAGTTCTTTATCACCAACACCGCCAAGCCTGATCCAACTGTCCTCATCCGCTTCCGGTTGGACAACATTACCTTCAACTATTTTATCCATTTCACCAACAAGAGTGAGTTCAATTTCAGCTTTCTTTAATGCTATCCGATTATTTATTCTTCTGAGATCTCTTTTTTCAAACATAATTCACCCCATTTATACAGTATCGGCTATAAATAAATATCATTATCATCATCCGGTTCACCATAGTATTCATCCTCATATGTCGGAGCTGTATATATACAGTATACAAAACTATCTCCTTTATCCGGAGAACGTGATAACCGTTTCTTAAAATCTGCTTTCGGCTCCATGATATACTGTCCTGATAGCATAGGCTTGTAACACAGTCCCGTCAAGTCCATTATCAGTTCCGGATCATTCGGAATACTGATTGTGTTTCCTTCCTCATATTGCCTTTGGAATATTTCTCTTGCATTCCACCATAATTCAGCTCTAAGATTTTTAAACTTAACTGTATCAAAAGCATTGGCAGCACTATCAAGACCAATTGTAGCATGTCCCATTTCAGCCAGGTCGTCGAATACTCCAACTCCTAATCCACAAGCATCGACATTGACAATTTCATCCAGTTCTGTTTCTGCCATAATTCTTCCGGCCGATTGTGGCAACTTTGTTTTCTCCCATGTCGTTTGAGGCAGAACTGTCTTTCCTGTTTTCTTTGTCAGTACACATTTATCATCACCCATTCTTGCAACATCAAATCCATAGCACGTAATCCCGTCCCCTTCATCAACCACGGCATCGACAGCAGCCATTACCCATTTCAGAGGTATAACATTGTCCGTTCCTTCTGAGGAGAAGTCTCCAAGAACTTTCGTTTCCCATAAGCCGGTTTCGTTTTTAAACCATAATGCTTTTTTATCCAGGATACCTGCTGATGTTTCAATCTGGATTTTATTCTCTAATTCAACAGGCCATTCTCTGCCCTGTCTTGGTTTACCATAATTGTATAAATCTTTATTACGATGTTTTTTAAACTCAGGGAATTCTTCTGCTGCTACAAATGGAGAATCGAATGCTGATAATTTTATGCAATTCCAGAAGTCTCTTTGATCCGTCTGATGTCGTCTTAATGGGCATTGTTGATCTGCTCCGTCTGTTGTACTTATTTCTAATACTCTGGCATGGCCTCCTGTCATCGATCCTTCAACTGCATCATATACCCATTGTGGCAAACCCTTTGCTTCATCCAATACCCATAATATGTGAGGTGCATGGAATCCTTCAATTGACTCTGCCCTGTCTGTTGAAAATCCTGTTACATAACTATCAATGTCTGTTTTAATTTTCATAGTCATACATTCACCACGAAGAAGATTTCCACGCTTAGAATAAACTGATCTTATTTCTTTCCATAGGAGTAATTCTACCTGTCTGGATGTTGGTGCTGTGGTGATTACAATTGAATTTCTATATAAATTAAAAAATGCAACTGCGACTGATGCCGCAACGAAAGTCTTGCTTACGCCATGACAGGCCCGAACAGATGTTCGTTTATTTTTCCAGACTGAATCTATAACAATACGCATTCCAGACCATACTTTTATATTCAGTACTTTTTCTATAAATTGATCTGGATGTTTTCTTGCTTTTATTATCCCGGCTGTTTCTACCTTAGTCTTCGATTTCATCGAGTAACTGATCTATTGTTTTTATATTAGCATTAACATCCGCTGTTATCTTCTTACCGTAATTCTCTCTGTCGTTCATTTCCAAAAACCATGCAGATGCTTTCCAGTCGTCTTTTCCTGCCTTGTCTATATTAGCCATATGCCTTGTCATTGCAGCAGCTTTTCCTGATTCTATTAGGCCAGCAAGTGAGATGTATTTTTTTTCTGATTCATTTAATTTGTCGAACCTTTTCTTTTTCTTCTGTATTGCAACAGCAAGATCTCTTCCTTTGGATGCCCAGGTATCCCATGTTGATTTTGGAATACCTAGACTCTGATATACGTATTTCTGGTAATTCCCTTGAAAAAGAAGTGCCTTTATTTTTAAAAGTTTTTCCCATGTAAGGGTATTAATTCGACCAGAACCTTCACGGGTTTCCTGCTGAAGTGCTTCAACATATTTTTTAAGATCTGATTTCTGGGTTCTGGTCATTGTTTTCTCTTATGGTCTTCAATACCATTCCGTAATTATTAACTTTATTTTCTATAATTATATTTTTTTTTAATTTTAATTTATTATATCTGAATTGTGAATAGTCTACGTAATGATGCCAACGTTGGAATTTAAAAACAACTTTTGCCACGTCAGGGTGCATATCTACTAACATTTGTGATTTTGGCATAGTTCCTTCTTTTGCATAGAAGGCTTCTGTGTTACCACCTTTTAACGCTTGCGTTACTGTTTTTTCCTGAAGAAAAGTGTTAAACTGAACTGTACACCATCCATTTTTCAACATTCTTAATGATAAATCTGTATCCTCATTATATCGTCCTCTCCATCTGAATGGCATATCATTCCTAATTAGGTTGCATGAATAAATTCTTGTGTTAAATGTCAATGGATTGCACTTACTTTTTCTTGATATAAACATAAAATAATTTGGACCAGCCATTGAGATATTTAAATATCTATTAACAAAATCTTCCATACATCTAAAAATTGTTCCATCTGAAACCTTTATTTGTCTGTTTTTATTATATCTATAAAAAGATCTAATATTATCATCCATGACCCAATGCCATTTAAAGCCATTACTTATAGAGTGATCCCATGCAAAATTTCTTGCGGCTCCCGGACCTTTACTTTTTGTATTCCCTAGTTCATCAAATGTGTCATAATCATCCTGATATTTTTTGTCTAATACTATTATTTTGTTTTTATCTATTACAGAAGTATATTGACTATATTCCTGTTCCTCTATTACTATATAGTAAGGAACATTCATTTTTTCCAGTATTCTACTTGTTAATCTGCTCTCCCATCTCCCTTTTGATGGTATATATAATGGATACCTAGGATTCATTTTTTTTTCTCTTCCAGTAATTGGGTCTAGTATTCCATAGTTTCGTTTTTATATTTTTGTACCCATATATATTCATTTCTTTA